CTATGATCCTAGATTATAAAATTTATAATATCACACCACCCTGACGAGGTCGCTCAGCTCTTATATCAATATTTTTAACAGTGAAGAAGTTTGCCCGCACTTCATACGATTCTACTAAATCAATTGCACGTAGTGCCCGCGATACATACACATTCCCATCCACGACCAGTTTATTATTTCCCGTATCGTGAATATGTACGTTCGACCCAATTTGTAACGTAGCCACCGGTGTTTCCGCACCGATACCGATACCGACGTTACCTGCGGTATAATAAATACTTCCATTAGACTCTTGCCATAGTGTATTCACGGGTGGGTTAACCCACGAGGGTATATTTCCAGACACTGTGAGTATCTGTGAAGGTGTCCCGATTCCGATTTTTGAGAGTGTATTCGTACCGTTAGCGTAAATAATATCACCTGTGTTTAAAACCGTGATACCCCCCGAACTACTAACAATTTTATTATTTATTATGGTTGTGATCAAATTCTTTTGGACTGTATTCGCGAATTCGAGTTGTTCAATCCGGTCAACGTTAGAAGCGAGGTTGGACCAAATATTCACATTTGAAACTTCGAGATTAGAAATACGTAGGGCGTTCGATGTCATATCACTACTTAAAGCGATACCAGTTAGGGTTGTACCATCACCATAATATTTCTGAGCCGTAACATTTCCAGTTACGAGAACGTTTCCACTCGCACTTAGCGATGTTACTGTATTCAAAAATCCTATAGACTGATCAGTCGTAGGTCCATTTACAGTGACCTGCTGTAAATTGCCAACTTGACCACCAGTTAAAGTGATCGCTTGCCACCCCAAAATACCAGGTGCGGTGACCGTTAACACATGTCCAGTAGTACCACCGATTGGTAAATTTTCAGCTTCTATATTCACGTCTGCGTATATGATATCACCTTGTGCTTCAAGTATAGAACTCAGATCTACACCACCACCACCGGTGTATTTTTGTGTGGACCGTCCAACCGAACACCGGGTCATCTTATATATGTACGAGACATTTTCCGACTGGAAAGTCGCCCGGTTCGGGTTTTTGGTCTGGGATATTAAACCCACCTTGTTTATACACGCGCAAACGTTTGTTATACATTGCAAAAAATACCGACCAGTGATCTAATATATCGTAGATATGTGGATTATTTTTTTTTCCAGTCGTCTCTCTCATGATACGCCCGATAGATTGGACGATATCAGATTTCGGGGTCGCGAGAATAACCGTGTCAAGACTGGGAATGTCAAGTCCTTCATGTGCCTGACTGAACGTCGCGAAAATGATTTGCTTTTTACTTGACGCGGTAAGATCAACCTCTTTCATACCACCCATGTAGAGCCCCGATGTCGTTTTAAAATTAGAATGGAGGTACTCACAATGAAATCGCCTGTCACTTAAAACTAAAATTTGTCTTGTCGTCTTTGTAAGTTTTTTTATTGTCGATAAAATGAGATGGTTCCTCTCTGATATTTCAGTTAATTCGGTTATCATCGTCGCCAATGATAATTTTCCAAATCTCGTACACGGTGGTGGATCTTCAAATCGTTTACACGAAAAATCAAGTGGAAATACATTCACTTGTGCCTGATTTTCGCGTTCTACGGCGAAAAATGTGGGTCCCATGAACCAGTGTAAAACTTTAGTCAGACCATCTTTACGGTTGGGCGTCGCGGATAAACCGTATACGTGTTTCGGGCACAGTTTAAACAGTGACTGCGAAAAAACCTTTGCACATATATGATGCGCTTCATCTACTATGAGTGTTCCAATACTATCGAAGTCTTCGTAAGAATATTCTTTCAGTGAAAGAGATTGAAGCATGGCGATGACAAAATCACAGTTAGTCTCCTTTTTATTCTGTTGTACGACCCCGATCGTCGCACCGGGACAAAATTGTTGTATACGTTCTTTCCATTGATTCGCTAAAAATTCTTTGTGGACGACAATCATAGTTCTGTACCCAAGTTTACACGCGATAGCGAGGGACACGGTGGTCTTCCCAAACCCACATGGAAGTGATAGAATACCGTGACCAGCCTCTATAGCTTTTGAAAGTGCTACGTTTTGAAACGTTTCATCACGTAACTTCCCCTTAAATTGTATATTCATTTTTTCGGGTTCGGGTCTCATATCCTTTTCGGGAATACCGAATCGTTCTTCGGCGTAAAACCTCGGTACACATACACCCGTTTTTGCTTTTCTAAACACTTTAAAAGATGGGGGTGCCACACCAAAATCTGCATTAACGATGGGACGTACCGTTAACGCATTTTTCGTCTCTTGCGTATCCGGTACTATATACCCAGATCTTGTAAGGGTCATGTAGTAACGGAGTCTATTAGCTTTATATAGGTCATTTTCCACGTGTATCCACTATACTCACCGGCGAACCATCGCCCCGTGAATATCATATCCAAGTTGACAGTATCTCCACGCTTAAGGGATTGAACGGGTGCACCTTCGAAGCGACACATAACACGGTTATATCTATATGGTACTTTTATGGTAAGTACATTTCCAATCAATGGATCGTCGATGTGTTTCGCGTCGATTGGGTTTTTCATTTGCGTATATTGAACCCGACGCGCAATTGCATCACTTAGTGTCACGCGTAAGTAATGTTTTCCATTATGTTCATACATTGGTTCGTATACCGTACCATCGACTATCATCGCGTATATATCATTAGGAGAATTAAAACTATAAGCACGATTAAAATATGTGTGACTAAAATAGGTTTTAAGGGTTTACGTGTTTTGAATGTCTGATTACAAAATGAGCGCCCAACTTCTATGGCAGCTTCCATACTCGAATATGGTGTGTGACGCTCTGACATCATACCACATAGGGCTACATTTTCAGAATTACCAAAAAATGGAACTTGACCATTTACACTGAGAACACCCGAAGATTGTGTAAATTCCCATTTACGACCGTTCCAATGCGACCCCCACGCGACGCGAACACTCTTTGGTTCGGGAATACCCAATGCAGTTAACTGTTCGACCACTTGTTTTTTTAACTTTCCCGGTGGTGTGGTCAGTATTTGTTCAGTCAGGTTACACATCATACACGCGACAGTATTTGAACCGTCCAATTTTTCGGGTATAAGATTCCATTTCGTGTTCATGGCAATGTAATGCTCCTTCGGTAAAATGGTCGGTGTATCGTAGTCGAGCATAAGTGTTAAACTCCCGTATGTACTAGTAAACATTTTGTCACGCGCACCTTGCCAATTATTCCCGATGAGTTTAAGCGCACTCGAATTATCCACACACATAACTAACATACCATCGTTTATTATCACTCCGTCTTCGAATGTACCCACGTACCCCTTGTCGTAGTATTCTACACTTTTCATCGTTTTATTCCCTATAAATTTTACACCTTGTTTTTCGAGTGCATGAAACATGGCGTCGTTCATCTTGGTACCGGATCCGCGTTGTGTGTACATGGTTGACAATCCTATATGATTCGCGTTCTGGACAAATTCGTATGCTGTCATGACGTCCCACCCTACACCGTCCATCACATAAGTGATTGTCTTGACGAAATTCTCGCCATGCGATGAAAGCTTACCGATACTGTCCTTCACCGTTTTACTTTTGTACGCACCGGGAAAGGATAGTACACGTACCGCGAGTGAGGTGAGCGAGGCGTAGTCGATTGGTTTTAAACGTTTCTCTTTCATCTTCACGTATTCGTGATTTTCAGGGACGAACATTTCATTCCAGGAAATACCCATTTCCTGGAATAAACCGTGCGTGTTTACGAACGCTTTGTCGAACAGTGCCCGGTGTGCATGTATGTTGCGTTTTTCTCCAAGTGGTTCCCACCACGACCCACCCATTGAAGGTTTTTTGTCATACATAATAACCTCATGATCCGTAAATTTAGAAATTTCCCAAGCAATTGAAATTCCCGTAGGACCCGATCCTACTATATGTACTTTCATGTTAATTTAAAACAATATTATATTATAGGAATGGCATTGTGTTTAGGGGTAAATGCTACCACATCTTCATCCATAAAATTTAAAACATAGAAGTTTACTGGTCAGTTTATTTATACCGATCCCCAAGTCCTAGACGCTCCATCTTTTCGTGAAACTCTCGTCTTTCACCAGGTGATTTAATAATGATACCCGAACGAATACATTCAATTTCAAGCCCCGTGAGATGAACGGCGTTTACCCTGAAGTCCGTAAACGCTTTCATGCTAATAGGAACAAGTGGTTCGACGAGTGTGTATATCGCGTTCGCGTAGTCTCTAATTTCTTTTTGTGCATGTGAATCCATACGGAGATGTAGGTAATGCATGAGGTTATGGAGATTGATTTTCCAATAAAACTCCGTATATGTGGATTGTGGTAGATTGCCACGTGCCTGTTCGCGACAACACCCCTCTTCTAATAGTTTGTCGTAAATATCAAACGACTCTTCGAGATGCGTCTGCATACCTTCCTTGTCGACGTCCGCAACCCCTTCTGACCCCTGGTGATTCACTTCTGACTGTCCACGAAGTACGTCTGGACTGTAATATTCCTTGGGGACGACTGAATATCTCGCTGAAAGCTCGTTTACACTCGCTGTTCTGTGTCTCAAATGCTGTCTCGCGATATAGATTGGCATTTTGATATGAAATTTAAATTCAACCATTTCGAATGGTGTCGTGTGCCAATGGCGCATTAGATATCGAATAAGTCCAGCGTCTCCGCGAGAAGTCTTCGTTCCATCTCCGTAAGAGACTCGAGCGGCTTGTACAATTGATGTATCGAGGTTTTCCCGAGGCATGTGGTCAACGAGTCGCACAAAACCATGATCAAGTACATGGATTTCCATTATACATGTAAATTGCTCCAATTCTTTAATCGTATATAAAAGATATACCACAGTTACACATAATGGAACCTTCATTAGATACCTGGATTACGATTCGCGATGAAACGAGTAAGATTAGTATTCCTTATTTTGCGTACCGTATCTGCTGTAACCAGAAAATAAATGGAGAACTTTCATTATTAAGGTCTATACTCAAAAATACATCGAACGCTACGATATTTGATGTGGGCGCGACCGGTTCGCAGATCCCAAATGACATCGACTCAACAACTTCGGTACATTTATTCGACCCCGTGTTCAAGCCGTCCGGTGACGCGTTTATTAATGAAACGACATATGTAATGTATAAGGAATCGGTTGATTACGATAAACCCAACGTATACGTGAACAAATATGGTTTAAATGACGCGGATAAAACAATTTCGGGGTATTGTAAAGACCGTAATATAACTCATATCGATTTTCTGAAAATTGATACAGATGGTCACGATTTACCAGTATTAAATGGACTCGGTGACATTGATGTAGATATGATTCAATTTGAATATGATAATTTTTATAGAAAAGAAGGTTTAGATATACAAGAAGTTTTTAAAAAATTAGAAGGGTGGCATTTTTTTTATATTGTACCATCTGGTTTAGTACCTATAAATAAAATGCGTGACGATTATATTTACACAAATATTTTTGCTTCCAAAGAATTTCCAAGTAAAATTTTAACAGACTATGTTCCATTACTCGTCGATACCAATGTAGTCACGGAACACGTAGGTGAATTTATGTGTGAGATGTTTTGGGAAATGCGGGGCGTTACACCCGAAATGTTTAAAATGCGAAATTGTATACCAAATGAAAACGAAGATAAAATTGATAAAAATTGGAATTTAGAGAATGCATTGCATCATTATCATGGGATATATTCTATATAAAATAGTATGACACTATTAATCATTTTAATATTATTCTTAATTTTTTTTTATTTGTATATTCCAAATTCAATAAAAATATATACAATAAAAAATATTCTCACAAAATCTGAATGTGAAGAAATTATTTCCATGGCGAAAAATAAACACTTTCTCACAACAGCCGACCCCGTTGATGATAATCCTGTATACCAAATTGAATTATTAGAGATTGACAGAACTATGAATTACCCCGAGTTATATGAAAAATGTATAGACTTGTATAATAAAAAATTACCTAAACAGAAAGGTACACTCGATTATATATTTTTGAAACGGTATACACCCGGAGAACGGGTCGATATACCAATGCATGCCGACTTGTCAAAATCTACAATAAATGTTTTATTATCAGATCCTAACGACTATGAAGGAGGTGACTTTTACTTATTCGATGATCTAAAAGATACACGTGTTTCGAGGATACGTAGAGCTCCCACATTGGGAAAACAAACTGAAATGTTACTAAATATGAAAGATTTACCCATCATATACATGAAACAAGGGGATATGATTAATTACGAGGGGTACAGATTTAACCACGGTGTATTACCCGTGACATCTGGTGTAAGATACGTACTCACGTATTTTTTTGGTCATCAATAAATTCGTCGAGTGATTTATAATATCTTTTTAAATCTTTCATGAATCTTTTATTATTTTCAAGGTATTCACACTCAGGTTTATTTTTTAAAATCCACGCAAGATTTGATAAAGAATACCTCGTATTTTTTTGATTTTCATTTGGTTTTCTAGGTACAATTTTCTTTTCTTCTTTGTTATTCTTTTTGGGTTCTACCCGTTTCGTAAAACTTATAGCCTGCATCACAGTGTCGGCGAGATCATCTTTCTTTTTAGATGCATCGAAAATGGGTAACCAATGTGAATTATTATCGTTTGTTTCGATAAATATTCTACATCGTTCTATAGATACCTTTTTTCGTTTCATATATTGTGCCTTTCCGGGACCCGATACGTCGGGTACTTTAAATCTAGCATCGTAAATAATCGTCTCGGCATTGGGTGCCCGTATCACGAAATATGCGTGTAAAAAATGTTCAACCATCTTCATCTTTTTATTCTTGTCGGGTTGTTTTTCTATGAGTATCGTATCAGACGTGAGTACCCACGGGCGCTCGTCTAAATGTTTTCGTAATGAAACGAATAAACCATCTTTATGTTCGGGGGGTACACCCGATACGTCCCACTCCGTGACAAGGTTTGACGTTTCGTCAAATAGGCACATCGCGAGATTTCTGATACCAACATCAATACTGAGTATCATCTACTTACATAAAGATAATAATGCTTTAAATACATTTGTTTAAAATACCATTTTAAAAATGATAGGTCCAAATAATATAAGGAATAATACGATGCCGGCGATTAACATTCGTTTCTTACCTTCTGGTCCCGCAAACGGGTTTAGTGTTTCGTTCAATTTTTTAAAAACGTCACCAGCTGCGTCGGCGCCACGATTCAAGATGTTAGAGCCTGGGATATCTGATTGATGTTTCGCTTTGCATTTATCCGTGCAATATTCACCACAATCCTCAACTTTATCGTTACACAGGGGTTGGTCATCTGGTGTTTTGGGGTCCACCTTCTTCAATTCCTCCAGGCTTTTGTATTTCAATTGATCCTTTTTCAAACTGCCGTACGCGAGTTCGTCGAAATTACTAGGTAAGCATGCGGTCGTACAACCCTGTACAGCTTCACTTTCTTCGCCAAGTTTCTTTTCTATGTACAGTACTCCGCCGACGAGACCAGCCGCCGCTAACAATGGAGCAGCTTTTTTAGCACCTCTACCAAGTTTACTACCTTTCTTGGCAGCCGAACTCGCATCACCCGCTTTACTTGCACCTTTACTACCTTTCTTGGCAGCCGAACTCGCATCACCCGCTTTACTTGCACCTTTACTACCTTTCTTGGCGCTTTTAGCGGCTTTTTTAGCTGCGTCGGCAGCACTCCCCGCAGCCTTACTAGCAGCCTTACCAGCGGCCGCCGCTGCTGCTGCCGCCCCCTTGGCCGCCCCCGCGGCAGCCTTGCCCGCCGCTTTTGCAGCTGATGCTGCGGCCCCCGCGACGGACGCACCCCCCTTAGCCAATTTTGATGCCCCGCTGAATTTAGCCATATTTTATAATATACGAATATTTAATTTTTGTTACAAAGTGCCCCATCGTCGCGATACCCTGGGGGGCACTTCGACCAACACACACCCCCAACATTTTTCCAACCAGATGGACAC